TCGGGTTCCTTTTGCTGCATCATAATCACTGCTAGAGTAAGCAGAAACACTTAATGTAGCACCAGACCCAGCGTAGTTTCCAACTATGAAGTTACCTAACATTCCTACTGTTCTACCTGTAAGGTCAGTGTCATGCTCATTGAAATACGAGCCAACTTTATCCGCTTGTAAATCACCTCCGAGCACCGACTTCATAGCCGCAGCCTGAGAGGTCGCCGCAGCGCCTCCAACAGTGAGTCCAGCAGGAACACTATAGGATCTAGGAGTTAAGAACTCTGAAGGCACGGTCCCGTTGTTGTCTGTAATCTTAACCTTAAGGTAAATACTACTAGTAACACCAAACGCTCCAGCCGAAACGCCAATTGCAGGAGCAGACCCCATTCGAACGACGGTGCTTGCATCTGCTGATGTGGCAGTGTCCACCGCACGAACATAGTATACTTGATTGCAATCTTTAAGAATTTCTAATGCACCTTCAAGACCTTGCCCTGCAAGTGTTTCTTGAGGCTCACCAAAAGTTTTCTTTAAATTTTCGGCGCTAGTAATAAGAGTAGGCTTATTACCTGGACCTTTAGTAGCAAAACCTACTATACCTACTACGGTAGGATTGATTGAAGGGGTGTAATCACTGATGTCTTTTTCAATGACATACACACCTGGGCTCACAAAATTAACCATTTTTTATCTCCTAAGCGTTTCTGATCGTTAGCATTCTTCTCTCTGACAAGTTATGCACTTGTGAGCTAAGAAAGCTAGAAGGAACAACCATTGTTTCCCTGGTATTAAGCCACATTCTCTTAATGCCCTGATTGGTTGTTAAGTAGATTTCGAGTCTCTGTAAACTATCGTTTGTTACGGATTTCATAATTACCTCTATTTGTATTTAGTAAATTTAAACGCAAAGAGCGCAAAAAAAATGCTACTTCGACAATTCTGTATCCAGATTAAACTCTTCAATTTTTCCAGAGGAGGTTATCAAATAGTCAGGATTCTTTATATACGTTTCCACAGACACAACAAAAGTCTTTCTAATGATTCTATCTTCTTTATCTGCAACCGAAAAACTATAGTTATTTGTTTCAGCAGAGAGAAATACCTTACTGTCTTTACTAAAATTAGTATTCAGTTGAATAGATGGATTGAACTCTGCTCTAACCTGCTGAGAAAGCTGGTCCATGTCTTCCATATACTTAGTCCAAATATTAATATTATACTGTATGGTTACAGGACGATCTGCAAGGGATACAATCCTCATGGCTCTCCTTTTTTCATCATCCCAGTAGCTTCTATACTGAAGAACAGAAAAATATCTCTGTCTAGTAGGGGCCTCAACAACATTATTTTGAGAGATTGTCAGTAAAGGAACAATAATGTTATCATGATCCTTTAACTTTGCAATAGTTCTTTCTGGGTTACCATATCTGCATTTAGCTAAGACGGTTTCATTTGATTCATTAAGAAAAGGTAAGTTATTGAACCTACTTATTAAAAAACGAACAATTTCTTTATACCCATTAAGAGGGATTGCTGATTTTTTTGCTTTGCTTTGCAATAAATTCAACATATATTTATGAGAATTGCCCAAAGATACAGGCGCTTTGAAAGCATCATCATTCGATAAAACGGTTTCTTTATATATTGTCAATGTCTAAATACCCTCCAACATCTTCACTGCGGTTAGTTAAAGGTTCATCCATGGTATCAACATCCCCTCTGAGAAGTTTACCAGCACACACCATGTGGTAAACGCCATATATTTGGAACCCATCCTCTTGGACCTCAAAGATTTCAAACCTTTGATTTTGGAATTTTGGCTTTATGACATCCCCCGCAATGGGATCTCTGCCAATTTTATTGCTGATGTAGGTCTTATTGAATACAAATATTTGATCGTTTGTTAATTCTAAACCAAACTCAGATAAGTTTTGCTCTACTGCCTTAGGCTCATAATGCCCATAAACTTCAATAGGAGTAGAGGCTCTTGGCTTAGATCTAGATTCTAGATAGACCTCATCGTACTCTTCAGATTGAAAGAACTTGAAGTAAAGCAATTCTGAACCAGAGATCCTAATTAGCTCATCGTCTACTAAGTTAAAAAGATTTAAGTCTGGATTATCCTGATCGAAAAACGACAACTCACTCTTGCCTTCCAACTCTGGAAGCAGGGGCATATTAGTTGATGTTTTGAAGGGTTTTTTGTTTCTATCCATTAGTATGTGCTAAATGCGGGAGGTTCTTCAATTTCATTAAGAAGCTCTTGGGATAAAAGTTCTTTTTCTTTTTCGCTCTCTTGGGCAAGCTGTGCCCCATTCAGCATGGCTCCTCCTGCGGGAGAAGGAACCGATGAGAATTTACCTCTAACCTGACTAAGAACACCTTTGGCTACTGCTAAAGCGTATCTTTGAATCCAGTTAAGATAAGCTGGCTGAATTGTATTAGAATCAATTGCGCGGTATTCTAAGATAACTCTTTCTGGTGTTATTGCTGGACTGGGGTATATCTGTAAATATTTTCCTCCAACAATATTGAAGCCCCCATCCGCACTAAGGATTTTTCTATACTGCTCAAGTGTTTGTTGCATTAAGTAGAAATCACCAACACGCATGTTCCCAAATAAGAAGTTATCTTGAAAATACTTCAAGAAGAAATCAAATTCTAATGTACCCGCTTGAGCGGCAATGGTCAATAAGTTTTTTCGATACGCCACATACTCTAAATTGTGAAGCATATACAGGGGAATTTCATATATATTTTGTCCTGCGGATGCATCAAAGGAAGCATACTGAAGGTTCCATAAAGGAGCATGATAATTAAGTTTATTAATCCCCTCCTGAACACAATGCTTTAGTTGAAACGGGGTAAGTTCAACCCTAACCACAGGGAATCCTAGCATACCTAACACATAGTCTTTCACTACAGTTTCAAACTCAGAAAACTCCCCTGCATCCTCTAAAGTTAAGCGATTAAGTTTTGGAGCATCTATCTCTCCAGGAGGAGAATAGTCCAATAGCGAATCGCCTCCGTAGTCTCCAAAACTAGTTCCGTATCCGTTAAGAAGTGGACGAGGTATCTGTGGATGATCGTTCTGATAATTCTTCATTCTTTTTTATCCTTGTGGTTTTTCTTTGTTTCTTTTTAGGAGTAGTAAGTGGAACCAAATAGTCTGAGGTTATTTCCTTATCAGATTCTATAATCTGCTTTGGACGAATCTCAAGTATTTTATCACCTACAGTAGTTAGCATCCTAAATTTACACTTACTCTGATATCTGTACATATTTATATAGCTAAAAAAGAACAAAGGGTGGGAGATAAATTATATCCCCCACCCCTTTTTTTACTTATCTAGGTTTAATTAATTATTAGACCCAGCCGTTATTCTTCACTTGGACGAATGGTGTGAAGAGGTAGTTAGATGTTGGGCCGATGAGTCTAATGATTCTGTAGAATCTAGACGCAGGAGCAACCTCTGCTTTACCGTAACGAGTCATGATACCCTTTCTGGGCTGGAAGGTATCAGGATCGGTAATAGTTGGTGTTTGCTGGAGAGGGATGTATGGAGCATACACATAGCCACTATCCATAGCGTTAGCACCCTTATAACCGATAAGGATCTCGTCCTCAGGATACATAGGATCAACATAGAGATCGAACTGACCAGCTAGTTTACCTCTGTACTCAACCTTAGCACCATTCATGTTTGAAGGTCCGTCAACAGTAGCAACGCCACCCTCTAACTTAGCTGCTGCGTGAAGCATAGCTGCGACAGTGGGGGAAGTTACCATGAAGTTACCAGGACCGCGCAAGGTGGTCTTGTAGATGTCAGTTGCTGCTCTCTGGCAAAGCGCCATGAGGTTAGCGTAGACATGTCCAACATGCTGAGGTGCGAAATCAAGAGCAGAGCTTGAGAAGTCGATGACAAAAACATTGTCATAAACCGATGCACCTTCGTTCTTGGTATACGCAGTGCCACTGAAGTCATAATCAAAAGCATTTGCGTGTTGGAAATCAGGACGGAAATCAAAGCTTGGGCCGTTAGCAGCAGTCTGCGACTGATCCAAAGCTCTTCTATCCCAACCAAAGGTAGTGCCGTTATTTCTACCAACACCATAAGCTAACATTCGAACATCTTCGATGATTTCACGGTCGATCTCAAGACGAAGCTCTTTACCAAGAAGGTCAGTAAGCTCCTGCTCAAGGTCAAGGTTGTGATAAGCCTTAAGGTCTTGAGAAGCCTCAAGAGTCCA